AATAACAAAATGATTATTATAAATCCATACTGATTGTAAATGAGAATTTATAATAATTATTAAAAAAAATTGAAATAAAAATGATTGTAAATGAGAAATTATAATAATTATCAAAATGTCTTCTCCAGTTGAATTAATCTCTGCAAGGCGCGAAGATGTATTCCAAGCATATAACTCGGCAAGGGCAACAAATCATCGGTTGTTCCTTGAGGGTGATGATAAAGCAACTGCCGAATATATCTTTGATAATCAAATAGAAGATGCAATTAATATTGTAGATAAGTTCTACAAAAATGGTCGTCGTGTTATCAGTATTCAAAAGAAGACCAAAGTTGGAGCAGATGGTCTTATGATTGAAATTGCTAAACTTCTAACAACTCATATTGATGACAAGTTTGTAGTTAATCCTGCGAATGTAAGGATACTTACAGGTATGAGTAATGCTGGATGGGAGAAGGATATGATTGATAAAGCACCAAACTGTTTCAAGGATAAAATCTTTCACCATGGAAAACTATCAAGAGCAGAACTTTTGAATATCCGTAATGGTCTCTTTATTATTGATGAGATTGATACGGGAGATAAAGAGTTTCAAGTCCTTCATACAACTTTGAAGGAAGCAGGCGTATTAGACGTGAAACATATGAAGGAGCATAATAACCGATTTGTCTTCATTAGTGCTACGATGATTAAAGAATTATACGACCTTTACCGATGGGGAGAACTACACGAACTCTATAAAATGACTATTCCTACTTCATACTTCGGGCATAAGGATTTCTTGGAGAAGGGTATTGTGAAGGAGTTTTATTCTTTAAATTCAATTGAGAATGCAGATAAATGGGTTGACGATGATATTCTCGCCAATTACGGTAATGATTTTAGGGTTCATATTGTGCGTGTCACTGCAAAAAATGTTAATGTCGTTCAAAACGCATGTATTCGTAAGGTTGTCGCATTTAGAAATCACACTTCAACTGACCGTCTTTCAGAAGATGAAATCAAAGAATTCTTCAAGGAACCTTTAACTCAACATATAGTTCTTGGAGTAAAAGGGTTCTTTCGTAGGGCAAATCTTATTCCAAATCGCTGGAAACTTCGTATTGGCGCAACTCACGAACTTTATACAAAAGTCGTAGATAATAACGTCCAAATTCAAGGTCTACCTGGGCGTATGACTGGATACTGGCGTGAATATATTGAAGCAGGTCATAAGACAGGTCCGCACAGAACTTCAATTAAGGCTATTGAAGAGTATGAAAAGACATATCTTGACCCATTTGGAACAAACTCTTATCAGACAACAGGGTTCAAGAAGAAGAAGGGTAAGGTATCGGCAAACTCAACGATGCTTTCATCAAAGAATATTCCTAACTTGGAAGCGGTAGATTTGCCTACTGTAAATAACCCAACTGACCCTGCTACTATTCCTATTGTAATTGGTATTACAAATACCGAATATGAATCTATGAAGCGTGTTGGAAATGGCAGTAAATGGGATTATTCTACAATTCTTCATATTATTCAGAAATATCGTCTAGATATTGTATGTGAATTGGAAAGAATTGAAAAATGTGGAGGCAAGGATCAAATAGTTGAACCAGATGTAGATGCTACAACTTACACTGTTTATATTACAGATTTCGTTAATGCATTTATCAATAATAAACGTCAAAAACATGTAGGAAATATTAAAGATAGGACGAAAGATACTTTCCAGATTTATCTTGATAAATTACAACATAGAATTATTATTAGTATTCAGTATGGAAGCAAAACTATTATATCATAAATAAATATTCTTATTCCTCTTTGGTCCTGAACTCCGTTTGTATTCATTTATTCCCTCAAGTTAGGGTTAATGCAAATATCTTTGGTCGGGAAAATATCACCAGACATACAAACATCACCTTTACCAACTTCTATACAACTACGGAATCCTCGGTCTTCGCCTATATAACAATAACCCTGTTTAGAATTTGGTTTATTTGCCTGCAGACGACTCGCGCTAACATCCGGTTCGGGTATAAACGGTTTTTGTTTAGTTGTCTGTCCTTGCTCTTCATGTTGCTTCTCGATATTTTTACCATCAATCTTATTGACTATTTTTTTATCATTTATTGCCTTTTCCAGTTTATTCACAGCACTTTTAGTTTCATCTTTGTTCACTTTTACCTTTTTGGAAGGCGTTGGTTCTTTTTTAATCGGGGTTCTCTCTTTAACATCAAATCCTAACTGTTTTAAAAGAGGATTATACATATCAATAATACTAGTTTCGACTGGTTTTATTAAATATAAGAATAAATTCAAAAACAAAACTCCAATAATAAGAAAAATCGATAAATAGCGAAAAAATGGAGAAATGGATGGTTTAATAGAACTTTTAATAGTTGTTGCGCTTGATACAAAATCTTTACCAGAATCTAATAATGAAGATGGAGATGCTGATGAAGATGAAGATAAAGAGAAAGAGTCGGATGAAAAAGGAATAGAAGATGATGAAGAGTCGTCTTCGGAAAATTTAAACGATGATACTTTATTTGACAATGATTTTGATTTAGAAGGGACACTCAATATCCTAGGTCTAGATGATTTTTTATCAGAAAACAAATTGTCGGTTTTATTGGATAATGTTTTATATAATCCTTCAGATGAACGTGGCGATGAACCTAATAACTTATTTGAACTTGATTTTATTCGATTAGAAAATTTATTACTAAAATCATTAATAGACATTATTGTATATAATTATAGGTTATAAAATATAATTATAATGTTACATAAATAGACGGTTACATAAATAGACGGTTACATAAATAGACGGTTACATAAATAGACGGTTACCGTTTAAACATATTCCAATTGCGTCTAAACTCTGTTTCTCGTGGAACAACTAATTTTTTGTATTGCGAATATCAATTGGTGCATAAATCTGTTCATTGGGGTTCATTTTACAGTCAAAACTAGTTACATTAATATATTCATTATGTATATTCCATTTTATATTTTTTAAATCAAGCATACTGTCATATCCTTTTTGTTTATATATAAGACTATCTTTTCTAGATATAGTGCGTTTAAATCCATCAAAATAACGAAGTATTCTATTATCATCAATAGGATAAAATTGCGAGCGGTCAATTTTCAATCCTATTTCTAAACAACGGTCATTCATTGCGTTGTCTTCAATGCCCCACCCCCAAAAATTAGGAAATCCTTTACTTTTTTCGAAATCAGCGCCTTTAATTGAAAAAATCCCACCAAGTGCATATTTGAAACCATAATAATGTTTCACAATTCCACGAGTAGTATTATAATCAATTAATCCTTTTTCTGATGGCATTGTATCTACGTCATGAAAAATAAAAGTAATATCTTTGTAATGGTCGGGATATTTATCTTTTATGGCAAGAAATCCAATATTTTTCATTGCTCCGCGATTAAATGGACGAGTGTCATATTGGTGTGAAAAATAAAATTCATATGTATCTTTTTTTGTTTCATCATCAAGTATAGTTGTCATATTTTCTATAAATATCTTTTTATCATTTACTCTATCTCTGTATGGAATAATAAATACACGTGATGGTATATTACATATAGTCATATCCATTACGTTTAAATATAATAATATATTATTATATTATTTTAAATTCTAGTATTCTAACTAACTATTGCATGCGCGGCATCATAATCGAATTCATTTTTTCTAATCGCTCAACCGTTTTATCCAAGTTTGAACGTTCAACCCCAGCAAATAAATAATCAGTTTGGAGAGATTCTTCATTTTTTTTAACATCTTTATAAACCACTCCAATTTTTTTAACAATTTTATCTATTTCGTCCTTGTTCTTTATTATTTCAATTGTTAAATCTAGAGGATCTGTCAATAATGAAATGGCAAAATACAATAAATATTTACGGCGTTTTTTAACACCAGAACTATATTTAATACTAAATATCTCTAGTAAAGAATTTATAATTTTTTTAACAAGTGGTGGTCGTTTTAATGTTTCCTTTGATACTTCCTTTAATATAATATCCCATATAATCCAAATAATATCATTTTTAAATTTGTCTTGTATTGGTGCGAATTGCCTTGTTTCCCCCAAACATAATTCTTTTTTTTGTTTACATAGTGTTTCGTATTCTAATATCCATTCTAACCAATAACAAGCACTAACGCTATTTTTTGATTCTTTCGAAATATGATATGCAAATTCATTCATGGCAATAAATAATTCTTTCGGATCATCTGGTTTAAAAATGTCATTTACATAATCGATTTTTGGTGCTTTTAAACGAGATGACATATGTGTAATGTTAAATTCGTCTTTTTTTTGTATTTTAACAGGTTCAATACTATGTTTTTTTCTAGAACAACAAAGAATAGTAATAATCTCGGAAAAAAGTTGTCTGATTTTAAAACTATTACGTAATGCTAATTCATTCCCGATATATCCATTTGATATGATGTCTTTAAAATTTTGTATTCGCATTGATATATAGATTGGTAATTTAGGATTACCTAAATGAATATACCTACTAATAAATAGTATAATAATTTCCCATAATTCTGCAAAATGACCAGCACATATAAGTTCCGCTGCCCAATAACACGCTGGTTCTACTTTTGAAGAGTCAAGACATTTTACAATTTCGGTTTTTACCTTTGATTTTTGAAATTTAGAAAAAGTAATACCTTTAAATTCTGCACTACTTCTTTTATCATTTATCTCGGTATCATTCATAATATACTTTTATATATATAATACATATATACAAATGCCTATTACAAACACAATGAAAAAAGCAAAAAAATCATTTAATATCTTTATACATACGACATTACTTCATAAATTTTTGTATTTTTTAGGGTTTATTATTGCAATTACTCTAATGATTAATTATGGTAGACAGCAAGTAGAGGGATTTGAAGAAAAAACAAATGATTTTATAATGAATACCGAAATACCTGATATTTATAATGATTTGTATATATCATTGTATGACACACTTGTTTTTAGTAAAATGAAGAATGACTTTGAAGTTGGTAATTTAATACAGCAGACAAACCCAACTGAAAAAAGTATTGTATTGGATGTGGGTTCTGGAACAGGTCATCATGTAAGTAGTTATAAATCACACGGCATTGATAGCATAGGTGTTGATATCTCTCCGAGTATGATAAAGGAATCAAAAACAAATTATCCTGATTTAAAATTTGAATTAGGTGATATTATGAATAAGTCAATGTTTCAAGAACAATCATTTACACATATTTCCTGTTTTTATTTTACAATCTATTATATTAAAAATAAACGCAAGTTTTTTGATAATTGTATGTATTGGTTAAAACCTGGTGGATTTTTAGCAATTCACCTTGTAAATAGAGACAAATTTGACCCAATTATTCCTGCGGGTAATCCATTATATTTGGTGTCTCCTCAAAAATATGCAAAAAAACGTATTACAAATACAATTGTTCATTTTGATACAATAGAATACAAATCTAATTTTGATATTAAAAAGAGTGTAAAAAATGCCGATAGTCCAAATGCATTCTTGGTTGAAACAATAAAAAATAAGAAAAATGGCAATGTGAGTAAAAATGAACATTCTTTTTATTTATCTACTCAATCTGAAATATTGAATTTAGCAAAGGAGGTTGGATTTATTGTTGTATCTAAGATTGATATGATAAAATGTCAATATGATAATCAGTATATCTATTTTTTACAGAAACCGAATTAAACTATAAACGAATATTTCCAACCCTTATTATAAAATAGTAAGAATATAATAACTATTTTATAATATGATTATAGTATCATTGTAATATGATTCAATTTACTTCTCATGTTTTTTTGTATATTATTACATTTATTATTATTATTTATCTGATAATAACAGCAATTATACGAGTAAAATTAAATTTTTGGTTATCACAACCAGTATTTCATATTTATAATTTAAAATTTTGGATTAACCCACCTGGAGTAATAAATAAGGAATTACCAAAAATAAACAAATACGTGAACCTAGTTAATAATAAGTTAATTAAAGTATCAAATGTTCATGAAAATGATGATAAGGACAATAACGAAAAACTGATTGAATTAGAACAAATATGTGCTTTTATAAAAAACAATTACATTATTCATAAATCTACCGAATATAAACCATCTATGGAAGACATTACTGCTTATTTAAAATGTTCCAATCACCCATCTTTTTTTAATATATACCAAGAACCAAAATTATTATTTGAAAAAGGCATACCATTATCAGTGCCAGATAAAGAAATTATTGGAGTGATATCGGCAAGACCATTAAACTTCAACTTAATTAAAAATAACCAACAAATATCATTTCCAATTTATTATATAGATAATTTGTGTATACATCCTGCATATCGTAAAAAGGGTATTGCTCCAGAAGTGATTCAAACATTATACTATAATATTCGTCATGAAAATCCAAAAGTAAATGTTTATTTGTTTAAACGCGAAGGTCAATTAAATTCAATTGTTCCACTGGTATATTATGACACTTATTGTTTTGATATTATGCAGTTGTTTCCTGAATATAGGTTGCCTCCTTCTATAACTGTTATTGAAGTTGGAAAACAACATATAACGTTATTAATTGGTTTTATTAAAGAACAATTAAAACGCTTTAAATGCACTATTATACCTGATATTTCCAATTTAATTCATTTAATTGGGTTGGGAAAATTAAAAATATATGGGTTATTAATGAATGGTGAATTTATTTCTATCTATGTATTTAGACCATTAGAACTGTTTTATGATAATAAAAGAGTAATAGAGTGTATAAGTATTATAACTAATTTACATTTATCTAATATTGATATGTTAATTACTGGATTTACAATAAGTTTATCAAAAATAAATGCAGATATACTACTTATAGAAGAGACTGCAGATAGTAAAGGCGTTGTTGATTATTTAAAAAAAAATACCGAGATTCAGGTTAATTTTAAAAATCCTACTGCTTTTTTCTTATACAATTATGCTAATTATTCTATTAAATATTCTGATATACTAATACTTTACTAGATATATACTAGATATACTAATACTTTACTAGATATACTAACGGGTGTATTTTCCAGCACGAGCGAATGAATCCACAATAAAAATGATAAAAATGCCTAAAAAGGAATACAAAATAACTTCTTCAATAACATGTCCGG